GTACTACTCTTATGTATTGATTCTTGAAGACGAACAACAACCAGAATTAGTTGGTAAAATTATGATTTTCCAATACGGAAAGACAATCAAGGACAAGATTCAAGCTGAAAAGAACGGTGAAATATCTGGTATAGGTTGTAACATATTTGACTTATCAGCTGGTAAAGACTTCGTTCTTATCGTTAAAGAACTTACTACTGGTGATCAAACATTCCCTGATTACAAGAACTGTACTTTCAAACAAGAGACAAGCTCTCTTCCGATATATAACGAAGAAAAGGCAAGTTTCAGGAACATTCCTTTAGTTGACGGTAAAGTTGACCCTAAGGTTCAATCTATGGTTAAGGAGTTCTTAATGAAGAGAGATCACGAGTTGGAAGATTTTTCAGCAAAGAGATTAACAGAGGAACAACAAGCTAAGGTAAGTGAGATTATCGCTTATTTGACTGGTAAAGCTTCTTCTTCATTCAACTCTTCTAAAGAGTCAAGTCCATCAACAGATGACTTTGAAATCGAAGGTGTGGTTTCTGGAAGTAAGTCAAGTTCTTCAACTGAAGACGAAGATGATTTCTTCTCTGGCTTCTAATATTACATTAGAAAAGGTCATTGAAAAATGGCCTTTTCTTTTTTAATAAAAGTAAAAAACAACTATGAATTACACAAACAAAAAATTTACTAACCTCACAAATGGTAAAGTTTACGAAGTAATCGACCAATTTGAGGATATTGCTATTTTAAATGATAGAAGTAAGGTTAAAGTAGGTAGACTTCTTGATAGAAATTATTTTGATGAATACATCGATCCAAGTTCGTTTTTCAAAAATGAAAGTTTATTATCAACTTTTGCTGATAAAATCAGGAATATACCACAAGACTCGGTATCAAGAGCAAGTAATGAGTCAAGAAATATTGAGGTAAGAGACTATAATTCCGGCAGAACTACAACATCCTCTGTTAATGAGAGTTATAATAGCCCATCAGATCTTATTCAAATGGATAGTGGTCCAAGAACCGACCTTAATAATATTAAAGGTTCTACTGTTGTTAGACCAGTATTCAATGAATCTGCAGTTATTATGTCCGATCCAGAAGAGGAGAAAATGGAGTTGCTTAGAAAGGCACAATCAATGTATGGTAATGCAACCATAGATCCAAATACAGCAATGCAAAAACAATATGAGTCAGTAAGGGGTTTTATTGAAGATGATAATCCAAATAGACCTGTTATCCAACCATTTAGACCTCAACAACCTCAACAACCTCAACAACAGTTTAATCAACCACAAGAAGATATAGTTAGAATAGATGTTGATCGAAAGGATGAAGAGGAAGTGGTTCAAAGGTTTGAAGTTAACAGAGATGATATTGAGGAGGTTATTGTTAATAAACAATCACAAGAACCAGTATATAAACAAGTAATACAATCTCAACCAGTTGTTGATCCCATAGTTCAAATGTTTCAAAATGTTAAAAGGAATACTAAATTTAGTATCCAATTAACGATTGAAGAAAAAATACCAAGAGTTGACTTCATCGAAATGATGGAAGATTCATATAATCAAAGTATAATAGATTATCTTGCTCAAGAATTTACTGATAATCTACTAAAGAATCCAAACATCATTAAAGATATGATTAAAGAGAAAATAAATACTATGGTGTATGGTGATAAGGTAGAGGAAAAAGTAACTGAGAATATATATGTTGAACCTAGTGAAGTAAAGCCTATCAAAAAAGCTAGGGTTAAAAAAACAGAAACAAAATGATTGATAATCAATTATTAGAAAGTGCTAAATATATTAGAAAAGAGTTTCTTTCATTAAAAACAGAACTTGATTTATATCAGGGTGAAGTTAAGGGTCTTGGTGAGTTTTTACTAAGAAAGGTTGATGAGCTTACAAAGTATAAAGATGATGTTGTGCAAAAGATCAAAACCAAGGATGAAATAAAAGTAGTCACAGAACATATCTTAAAGAATATTCAAGAAATTGAAGATGAAGAAAAGAACATCAATAGAAAAGTAGATATTATTAATAAAAAAATTGATAAATTAAAGAATGAAGAAATTATTCTTTATAAAACTATTAAGGATAGATACCCTAAGATGACAGATGAAGAAATAAAAAAAGAAATACACTCATTTATTGAGTAAATAAACCCCTTCTATATTAGAAGGGGTTTATTTTTAATATATAATAAAAATTCCTTCTTGATAAATGAGAGTATCTAAATACATTAAGCCAGATAAGAATATATTAATCGAGTATGTTTATGACGACGGTAATAATATAGGAGATCCATATGAAATACTAGTTAATATAAAAGACAATACATATTCTTATATGGCTGGTCCATCAAGTGTAACTGGGAATATATCAACTAACCAGTTATTTAAAATAGATGGTGTAACCAATAACTATGGTTTAGTAAATACCACAAATTATTCTTTTTTACAGATTAAAGATTATGCTTCTGGGTTTCCCGTTAGACACGATACTCTTAAAATACATTTACCAATAAACTACTCATTTGGTGAATATTTAGGTTGTTATGTGAGAGTTTATAGTTTTGACTATAACAACCAATATACATTTGATTTAAGTAATTTTTATTTTGATATAACTGATGTTGATCAATCTAATCTATTAAACTATACAAATCCACCATTATTCTTCCAAGAGAAGTTATGGGGTAAAACCATATCAATAGATATACCTTCTCTTTACGCAATTGCTAATCAAAGGACAAGTGGTGTAACAAAACCAAATAGTATAAACTATAACTTAACAAATGGTGTTGGTATGAGTTTAACCGCTCCTATATTTGTTGACTTTTCATTTATAACAGCAAAGAAAACAATAAATAAAGTAACCACTTACTATTTAAGTTCAAAGACTCAATTGAGTTTACCACAAACACCCGATTTTGAAAACATCGGAGTTAAAATACAACACTCACCAAACGGTGATTACTTTGAGATATTTGGTACTTATAATGATAATATAGCAGAGTTTAATTTATTTATCAATAATGCTGTTTCTTTAGGTAATAGATATTATGTTCAGTATATGATTACTTTATATGAACAAAACATTAGGGGTAAATCATTGACGGTAACAATGACTGATAACTTCAATGAATATGTTGAATATAGACCTATCATTAAATACAGCTCAACAACTGCGGTTATTGATGTTGAAATGAATCTAATAGATGCTGTTGATAACTCTTCAATATTAAGAACAGCTTCTTATGGTATGTTACAAGATGAAGTGGCTAAATATAGTCTTAATCTTACTAAGATAAATATAGCAAATGCACATAAGCCAAAAATATATAACTTAAAGACACCTATTGGTGGAATGACGGGATTTGATCAAATCAAACCACAGGTTCAGTTACAAGCAGTCACAGTTAATCATACAGTTTTGGTACCACAATATAATGTTGTTGCTAAAAGTGATAATGTTAGTATTGGTAAGAATATCTTTTTTGGTATGGGGAATCTTAAACTAACATTACAACCATTTGATAATATTATCAAGATAATAATAGCTCAAGATACGGTAAGTTCTGTAGGTACATCACCAACTGCAACTGATTTAAAAACACCAGTATATATGGATTTATCAAATATGGGTGAGATTAACTTTGTTATAAAGAATACTCAACTTAATGTTTCATCTCCTTTGTATTTATCTGGAACGGACCAGGTTGATTTAACAAATGGTGTTACTGTATTCAAAATACCAGCTAGTAAAATAAATGATGTTAGAACTATATTTAATACCGGTATTAATGTGTTTTATATAACAGCAACTCTAAACTATTCAACGACTGTTGTTTATTCTGGTTTATTCACAATGTATGACTCAACAAGTAATATCATTAAGTTGAATAATGATAATGCTACATTGGTTTCTAATATTAATAATAATCCAACACCTTCTATTATTACACCACCTCAACAACAAGCGACAGCTATTGTTACTAAAAAGATAGTTGCTTCAGGTGCCCAAGTTGCTAGTACTAAATTTACAAGTCAGGTTTCAGGATTGACCTCTAGTAGAATCAGTCGATTTTAATAAAAATAAAGATATAAAATGAGGTTAAAGTATCAAAAGTAACACTTCGTTTTTGATATATAGTATATATGAGGAAATTATCACAAGAGGATTACATACAAAAATGTAAAGAAATACATAAAGATAAATATGATTATTCATTAGTTGAGTATATTAATATAAGGACAAAAATTAAAATTTTATGTGATAAACATGGTATATTTGAACAGCTTCCGAAGGCTCACAGAAATGGTCAAGGATGTCCAAAATGTGTAGGTAGAAATTTAACAAAAGAAGAATTTATCAATATTTCTAAAAGTATACATGAAAACAAGTATGATTATTCTCTAGTAAAAATGGATTTTATAAAGACAGATGATTATATAAATATAATAAGTGATGGGTTGGTATATCGACAACTTTCGGATCATCATAAAAGTGGGATAACACCAACAAAAATAGAAAAAAATTCTTTATTTAATAAGTTATCAGAAATTCATAAAAATAAATATCAATATTCAATCAATAAAGATTATGTTGGGATGACCGATAAATTAATACTATTTGATAACAATACAGGAGATGTGATTGGGTATAGAGTAGATAGACATCTTAATGGAATGGTCCCAAACAAAGTAACATTAAACTACTTCATTAAAAAAGGAAATGATGTACATAATAACAAATATGATTATTCGTTGGTTAAATTTAATAAGGGAACTGATAAAGTTAATATTATTTGTCCTGAACATGGTTTATTTACACAAAGAGTTACAAATCATCTAAATTTAAAAGATGGATGTCCAAAATGTTCAAATTGTGAAAGATATACTATGGAAAAAATTATCGAAAGGTTCAATAGAATTCATTTTGGTAAGTATGATTATTCGTTGATAACTGAAGATGTTAAATTTAAAAATAAAATATCTATAATCTGTAGAGAACATGGTGTTTTTACCCAAAACATAAACAAACATCTTAATGGTCAAGGATGTAAGATGTGTACACAACCTTCAAAAGGGGAAGAATATATTAAATCGTATTTAATTGAAAAAGAAATTAAATATATACATCAACATGGATTTGATACTTGTCGAAATATAAATAAATTAAATTTTGATTTTTATTTACCGGATCATAATACCTGTATAGAGTTTGATGGTCTTCAACATTTTAAACCAGTTAAGGAATTTGGTGGAGAGAAAGGGTTTTTAGATGGAATTAAAAGAGATGAGATTAAAAATAAATGGTGTTTGGAAAATAATGTCACTCTTATTAGAATTAGATATGATGAAATTGATAAAATAAGAGACATTTTAGATATAAAATTACATTTTTGTAATAAAAAAAATAATCATTTGTTATTCGTTTAAACTCTCAAAATTCGCAATTTGTCTTCAACTTACCCCAAGATTTTCTTCCACAAGAGATCCTAAATACTTATACTCCAATATTGGAGAAGAACTGGATTCAATACGAGAACGTTATTGATTATCTTAACTCAACTATTAAGTCAGTTAGTTATCCGGGTTTAAGTGTTGATACACCAGAACAAAGGATAATAAGAGGTAAGAAGATAGCTTACAAACCTTCAACTAATATACAAGATATAGTTAGTACACATGAGTTATCAGTAGTATTTAGATCTGTTGATGCTGACTTAAACTATTGGTTGATGTATGATATTTTCAGTAAGCATTACTTAGATGTTGAGAATCTTTATATTAAACCATTTACAGTTACAGCGGTTGATATATGGAGGGATGCTATTTATCGTATAAACTTCTATGAGATTATTGCTATTTCATTAACTGAAAATACATTTGACTATTCGCAACAAAAAACCAACGCGAAGGATTTCACATTGGTTTTTAAATTTAACTTTACTGGGGTTGAATTCTTATTGAATAAGTCAAAAGTATTGGAAGTTGCTACTTTACCTACTATTATTCAGAAGATT